CCTCATATCCGCCTTCAGAGATTACGGATGAGCAGATAGACTTCATCGAAGCCGCCACCGCAGAAGTCGCGGTTCTAATCTCATACCGCACCGGCAGGATAGCCGTGGTCATGTAGACGTTGGTGATGTTGTTGGCGTTGTTGAATGTGTGGCAGACGATGTACTGGCCATTGATGATGAAGCCGCACCGGACTGATCCGACGCCGAGCCACTCAAAGTCCATCCACAAAATCTGAGCCTTGGACGGGTCGAGTGTGTAGCCAGAGTCCCCCGTGCCATCCAACTTATCGCCGTTCCAGTCCGATTGATTTACTGTGCGGGCATCGGAGGGCGTCCCCGTGACCGAAGACCGGAGAACAAATGAGGAAACGCCGTCCACGCGCTGAAAGAACACTCCGTTGCTGTCGTTGAAGTAGCCCACCCGCTGCGTGAGGTTCAGGCTCTGGTTGCTGTCCATCACAAAGGTGGCAAGCACCAACAACCCCTTACCCGGCTGATAGGGGAATGAGCGATAGGTCTGCCGAACGACGGTGCCCACACCACCTGCGGTCACTTCCATCTTCACTGCCGCTTCGTTGGGCAGGTATGTGGTTGAACCCGTGCCGGTCGTGGCTACATCAAATTGGTTGTCTGCGGCGTATCGGTTCTGGCTGTCGAAGAGCGTGTAGGGCTGACTGACGCGCAGGCGCCCGAAGGCATCCGTGTTGGTGCCGCCGATGGAGATTGGGATGGGTGATGTGGTTGCCACGATGCCCCTCAGTATTGCGTCCAAACGGTTGAAGTACAGACGCAGGACGTTGTTGAACTGCTCCTGATACCGAGAGTCGTAATCCCCTGGTGCCAGGGGAAGATTGGGCGGCGCAGGTACGGTGACATTTTCGACAAGCAGTGTCATCTGCGACCATCCATCCGAACGTCGATACGGGGGGAACCCAACTGCCACGTCACGCCGAGAGCATTCGACTCAGCCTTCATAATCAACTGACGCCCACGAACCCGGATGTAAACGATGTTGGTGAACTGCTCAATCGGCACTGTGGCCGTGCGCGTGACCGCTGCACTGCTTGATCCGCCCAAAGACTGAGGGTTGTTAAACCCGGAACCTGCCCCCTTCATGGGAATGAGCGACATGGTTAATTGCGGATTGTTGGCCGTCGAGCCTACAAACGTCACGTCCGGCAACATGCGCCAGATGAAGCCAAAGTTCTGGCCGTCTTCAATGTCGAACTCGGCAGATTCAATGTAGGCATTGATTGCAGCGGGCGTCCCGGTGGCGTTGTCATCGACGCCGTTCTCGTGCTCTACGATGTTGCCCAGGTACGTCGCGGCGATTGGGTAGTCTTGCAAGCCGGAGTCAAGCCATGCCGTCCTGGCCATCGTGCCGTAGTACCAAATCTTCTCCAGGTAGTTGAAGACAACGTACCTGTCGATTTCCATAGAGTTGGCCGAGCAGTAGAACCACCAGACCTCATTGAAACCTTCGTTCGTTCCGGCAAAGACCTGAGCCGCCTGAGACTGATTGAAGTCTCCAAACACATGACGACGCAGGTCACTTGGCAAAGTCTGAATACGACCGTCGTAGGCGTAGAACTTGTCCACCCCCATCCAGTAGATCACACCGGAACCGATGGCCAAGGCATTCGGACTGAGGATCGAGATGTTGCTGCCCAGGGTCTGAGCACCCCAAACCTCTGGTGCGCCGAGATACTGCAAGGAGTAAACAGCAGAGTCCGTGAAGACTACGATTTCCTGACGGGCCTGGATGGCTGCAATGATCTCGCTGCCATCAGAAAGACGGAGACTGCCTGCCTGATTGGTCGCTGCCGGGGTCCAGTCAACTGCACTCTCCTGATCCGACCACCGAATCAGCATGGGGTCGAGCACAGATGATCCAATCTCGTTGCATCCGAGGGCAAACACAAAACGATTGATGTCGGACACGAAGACCAAGTTTTGCTTGGTCGGTACACCGTTGGCCCCGGACAAGGTAGAGAGATCGACCCCACGGGTGTTTACACCGGTCGTGGCGTCCCAGTAGTACATGCCGCCACCGCGAGGTCCAAACACCAAGTCCTCGCCCCAGTTCTTCTGGCTCCATAACTGGATTGCTGTGTTGGAGGTTCCACCAAAACCCCAAGTGCCCGCGCTCCACGCACCGGCTCCCCACCCCGTAAGAGGAATTGCCGTGGCCGATCCGGTGTTTAATTGATAGGCAGCAACTACTGCCGCTCCGCCTCCGGGGGAACCGGCGATGGCGGTTGCGTTGGGAGTGACCGAGATGGTAATGGTGTAGGTATCAACCGTAAGTACGGTGACCTGAAACTCTTGGTTCAGGACGGCAGCAGTCACGTTGGTGCCCACGCCACCAATATCAACGGCGCCGCTGAAGGTCACAAAGTCCCCCGTGACGCAGCCATGTGCTGTGTCCGTGACCGTGACCGTGGTCGAGGCAGTCAGCGCAAAGGGGTTGTTGTTGATCGTGACCGTCGCACGGATGGGGGTGATGTCGTAGTAAACGCCCCCACGGGCGATGTAAAACTTGAGATTGGTGCCCAGCGCAATCAGGTTCAGGTTCGCAAGCGTGACCCAGTTCCACAGGGAACGGCAGACACCAAGGAACGTACTGGCAGAGATGCGGGTCCACCCACCAATCTTCTCTGGAGTGCCCTGACGGAAGCGCACCTTGTCGCACTCATACCAACCGTTCTCCGACGTGTAGCGGGTGTTCTCTTTGTTCACCCCTGGGCGCAGTGTGAGTTTCTTCAGCGGCATAGCGGTATTCTCCCGTCAAGACAGGAAAAGGGCAATCTCGGCTTCCCTGCGTTTAACCAGACCGGGCAGGACTTTGCCACCACCCATAGTCCACTGGCGGAAGGCGTCTGCCGCCCCGCTCCAGTCATCCCGGTTGGCCCGCATCCTGATCTGACTGCGCTGCAAGTTGCCTAGCCCTGCATTAAAGGCAAAACTGACCAGAGCGTCAAAAGAGCCTTGACGGCCAGATACGCCGGGAACAAGTCGAAGAACACCACGTTCAAAAGTCCCGACATCATCACGGAATAGTTCGTCGATCTCCGTCTTAGTCCAGACACGGCTGTCCTCCGGCTTCAGGGGGAACTCATTGCGGAGCATCCCGGTGTAGCCTTCCTTGCGGATGACCGGGAGCCTAATCTGCTCTTGGTACAGGACGTGGCCGTAGCCAATCGTCCAGATGTGGGCAGGGCAAAGGTAGGGTTTACTTCTAAAGCCCTCATACTTGTGCATGAGAGCCTCGCCCACCTTGCTCAGTTTCACTTCTTACTCCACTGGCGCGACCCGAACCAGTAGCCGATGATCCCCCCGAGGATCGCCATCTCGTCGGCAGAGAAGATCAGGTCAGAGTACAGAATGATGTCATCCATGCTTTGAATGAGCGTCGGGTGGTTCCACAGATACCACGCCATGAAGGCGTTGATGGCCACCAACTCGAAGACGAAGATGTAAGTAACCGTGGGACGGACGGTGCCGGTGTAGTTCACCACCCACCGGGAAGCCTTGTCCATGATCTTCTGGTCGTGCGCCAGAGCCGCCTCGGTCATCCGAGCGTCAGTCTCCATCGCCACCTGCTCAGTGCGAATCTCCTCCATCCGGGCCTGGGCGGCAAAACCTGCTGCGGCCAGTTGCAACTCCCGCTCGGTCTGAACCTGAGCCAACTTCAGTTCATGGGCTTGATCTGCCTTGTTCTGAAAGTATTCGAGCAATTTGGGCAGGCCCGAGAGCAGCAAGCCCCCGAGGGTGGAAAGAAGCGACAGCATCTCAGGCTCCTAGAGCAAAGAAGAACAGAAGCACCCCAACCGCCCCCACGCCAAGTGAGGCGTAGAACAGGCTCAGGGTGACGGCCAGGATGGCGGCAGAGGACAGGACGATGGCCAGTTGCAGCGCCATGCCCGAGTAGGAATAGTAGGAAGACTTGGCCTTGGCAGCATCGCGCTTGGCTTCAGCAGCACGGGCCTTCTCCATGATCTCGTCCATGTCGGCGCGCTGCTTGGTGGCCTTCTGCTCGTTGTTGGTGACCTCGTAGATGGTCGCCCGGACGTTCTTGGCCTGATACCACGCCCACAGGTTGTTGGACTCTATGGTTCCATTGAGAACTGCAGAGGAGTTCCTTCCGGCAAAGTAATTTGTAACAGCAAGGAGTAGAGCAAGCAGGCTAATAGAAACCGCAGCAAGAGCCTTGACATGGGCCTCCCTCTCTG